TAGGGTCGTAGGCAAGTGCATGATGGGTTCAACATCAAACGCATTAGACAAAGGTGGAGATAACTTTAAAAAATTGTACAATGATTCAGATGTCACTTCTAGAAACCGCAATGGACAAACAAAGTCTGGTTTATATTCTTTGTTTATCCCAATGGAATGGAACTATGAAGGATTTATTGACGAGTTTGGACAACCAGTATTTAATAACCCAGATCATGATGTGTACGGACCCGACGGTGAATTAATTGAGCATGGAATAATTGATCACTGGAATAACGAAGCTGACGGATTAAAATCAGACCAAGATGGTTTAAATGAATTTTACCGACAGTTTCCAAGAACAGAAGAGCACGCTTTCAGAGATGAAGCTAAAAACAGTATATTTAATTTAGTTAAAATATACGAACAAATAGATTATAATGAAGGAATTAGAAATAGCTCTGTGGTTAACACGGGTAATTTCCAATGGGAAGATGGTATAAAAGACTCTAAGGTGGTTTTTTATCCTGATCCAAAAGGTAGATTCAATATTAGTTGGACTCCACCGCACAACCTTCAAAACAGAATAATAACTAAGAATGGAGTTAAATATCCTGGAAACGAGCACATGGGCGCTTTTGGATGTGATAGCTACGATATTAGTGGAACAGTAGATGGTAAAGGATCTAAAGGCGCCTTGCACGGCTTGACGAAGTTTTCTATGGAAGACGCGCCACCTAACCATATGTTTTTAGAATATATTGCAAGACCACAGACCGCTGAAATGTTTTTTGAAGATGTGTTGATGGCGTTAGTTTTCTACGGCATGCCAATACTAGCGGAAAACAATAAACCAAGATTACTTTATTATCTAAAACGAAGAGGCTACAGAGGGTTTAGTATGAATAGACCTGATAAAGTTTGGAATAAGCTTTCTGTGGCAGAAAAAGAAGTAGGTGGTATACCGAACTCTAGCGAGGATATTAAGCAAGCTCACGCTGCTGCGATAGAGATGTATATACAAAACCACGTTGGCCATTTAGGTGATGGCACTTACGGTAATATATACTTTAACCAAACATTAAACGAATGGAGTAGGTTTGATATAAATAAACGTACAAAGTTTGATGCCGCGATAAGTTCTGGTTTAGCTATAATGGCTTGCAATAGACACTTATATAGACCTCACGCTGAAATAAAAAAGCCAGCGTTAAATTTAAACATTGCAAGGTATACTAACAATGGTAATACATCTAAATTAATAAAATAAGTATGGCAGAGTCTGTTATAAAGAATTATTTTCCAAGTCAAACCGTAAGCGACGCTGAAAAGCTTAGTTATGATTACGGTTTAAAAGTTGCAAAAGCTATAGAACAAGAGTGGTTTGATGATGATGCAACTAACGCTAAGTATAGAAGTAACTTAAACGATTTCCACAGGCTAAGATTATATGCTAGAGGTGAGCAGTCTATACAAAAATATAAAGATGAATTGTCTATAAACGGAGACTTATCTTACTTAAACTTAGACTGGAGCCCAGTTCCTATTATACCTAAGTTTGTTGATATTGTAGTAAATGGCATAGCAGAAAGAACTTATGATATAAAAGCGTACTCTCAAGATCCTAACGGAGTCGCAAAAAGAACTAAGTACATGGAGTCAATTATGGACGACATGGAGTTTAAAGATTTAAACGATTTAGTTTCTACTCAGTTTAACTTAGATTTAAGAGAAAGTGAAGAGCTTGTTTTACCTCAAACAATTGAAGAGCTACAGCTTCACATGCAGCTCAACTACAAGCAAGCTGTAGAGTTAGCTGAGGAGCAAGCTTTAAACGTTTTGCTAGATGGCAACAAATACGAATTAACTAAAAAAAGATTTTTCTACGATTTAACTGTTTTAGGCATAGGGGCTGTAAAAAATAACTTTTCAACATCTGAAGGAATAACAGTAGACTATGTAGATCCAGCTGATCTTGTTTATTCGTATACAGATTCTCCTTATTTTGACGACATTTACTATGTAGGTGAAGTTAAGTCTATACCTATAAACGAATTAGCAAAACAATTCCCACACTTAGATCAAGAAGAACTTGAAGACATAGCTAACAAGTCTAACTATAACATAACAAACAAGCATAATAGATACAACTCTGATAAAGATGATATAAATAGAGTTCAAGTACTATATTTTAACTACAAAACCTATATGAACGAGGTTTACAAGGTTAAACAAGTAGGGTCTGGAGCTGAAAAAGTTATAGAAAAAGACGACACATTTAATCCTCCTAATGAAGCTGAAGACTACTTCAAGCTTCAAAGAGCCGTTGAAGTTTTGTATGATGGAGTTTTAATACTAGGAACTAAAAAGCTTGTTAAGTGGGAGATGGCTAGAAATATGATGAGGCCAAAAAGCGATTTCACTAAAGTTAAAATGAACTATTCTATTGTAGCGCCTAGAATGTATAACGGCAAAATAGAATCGCTAGTTAAGCGCATTACTGGTTTCGCTGATATGATACAGCTTACTCATTTAAAACTACAGCAAGTAATGTCAAGATTAGTTCCAGACGGAGTTTATTTAGACGCTGATGGTTTAGCTGAAATAGATTTAGGTAATGGCACAAACTACAACCCACAAGAAGCTTTAAATATGTTCTTCCAAACAGGTTCTGTTATTGGTAGGTCATTTACTTCTGAGGGCGATATGAATCCTGGTAAAGTTCCTATTCAAGAAATACAGTCAAGTTCAGGCGGACAAAAAATGCAGAGTCTTATACAGACTTACAACTACTACTTGCAAATGATACGCGATGTGACCGGCCTTAACGAAGCTAGAGATGGGAGCATGCCAGACAAAAACGCTTTAGTAGGTGTTCAAAAGCTTGCGGCAGCAAACAGTAACACTGCAACAAGACATATACTACAAGCTGGTTTATTCTTAACAGCTGACACCTGCGAGTGTTTATCGCTTAGAATATCTGATGTACTAGAATATTCTCCAACAAAGGACGCTTTTATACAAGCTATTGGGGCGCACAACGTGGCCACGTTAGAGGAACTTGAAGAATTACATATGTATGATTTTGGTATATTTTTAGAGTTAATGCCAGATGAAGAAGAGAAAGCAAAGCTGGAAAACAATATTCAAATGGCGTTACAGCAACAGAATATAGAACTAGAGGACGCTATTGATCTTAGAGAAATAAGAAACATAAAACTTGCTAATCAACTTCTTAAAATACGTAGAAAGAAAAAGCAAGAAAGAGATAGAGCTTTGCAGCTAGAAAACATACAGGCTCAAACTCAATCTAATGCTCAAGCGGCTCAACAAGCAGCTCAAGTAGAAGTGCAAAAAGAACAAGCACTTACTCAAAGCAAGATGCAATTAGAAAGTCACAAAGCACAACTTGAGGCTCAAAAAATGCAACAAGAAATAGAAGCTAAAAAACAATTAATGGAAGTTGAGTTTTCCTACAACATGCAGCTAAGAAAAGCTGACTCTGACAATTTAGCTCAAAAGGAAAGAACAAAAGAAGATCGTAAGGACGAAAGAACTAAAATACAAGCTTCACAGCAGTCAGAGCTTATAGATCAAAGAAATAAAGGTAAAGCACCTAAAAACTTTGAGTCTGCAGGTAATGATAGTACTGGAAGTGGATTTGACTTAGAAGCGTTTACGCCTAGGTAGATTTATTAATTATTTTATATTATATTATGGAAGAAAACGAAAACGTAGTCGAAGATACTACACAAGAACAGGCTGTAGAGACAGTTGATGAAACTAAATTTGAAAGCGCTGGCGATGACAGTGTTATTAAAGTAGATTTAAGCAAACCAATTGAAAATGAAGACCAAAAACAAACAGCAGAAGCTGCAGATGGCTCAGCTGACGACACAGGAGTGGTTGGAAGCGATGAAAGTGCCGACGCCACACCGGAACAAGAAGAAGTACAGCCGGAAGCCGAAGCACAAGATGCAGTACTAGAAGAAATTACTGATGAAGAGCCGAACGAGGCTTTGAAAGAATTAGTTGACGAAGTAGACGAAGCTGTTGAAGAAGCTAAGGCTACTGGCAAACCGTTGCCAGAAAACATTCAAAAGTTAGTTGACTTTATGGATGAAACTGGCGGTGACATAAACGACTACGTTAAGCTTAACAAGGACTATAGCCAAATGGATGGTGACGAGGCTTTGAAAGAGTATTATAAGTTA